ACGATCCAAAAGGATTTCAAGTATCAGGTTCAACTTTAAAAAGGTTTGACAAAGAGCAATCTATAAAGATTAGGTTGAGAAAACCTAATGACATTCTACCTTTGGTACTGAACAAAACTCCTATTCAACTCCAAAAAGAGCTATCAGCTCTTAAGACCAAAGTTCAAGTACCAAATGGTAGAATCAATAATGATACAATATTATTAAGGGTTTTAGACAAATGAAGTTAGAAGATCAATTTTTAACTAAGTCTAAATTTACAAAGCTTATCGAAAAGACTGTAGCTGAACTTAAGATACCTTACATGGATGCTATAATCAAGGTGTGCGAACAACATGATATCGAGATAGAAGATATCAGAAAGTTTGTATCACCTGTTATTAAAGATAAGCTTGAGGCTGAGGCAATGGACTTAAACTTCTTACCAAAGAAGACTTCCATTGACGAGTCTTTATTTGAATAGTCTTATATATAGTACTATACAAAAATATATTTCAGTTAATATTTCAGCAATAAGGAGACAATACTATGTCATTTGAAACATTAAAACGCAATCGCGGTTCAAACATCAATAAAATTATAGAAGCAGCTCAGTCTACAAACAGTAGTGAGACTAAATCTTACGTGGATGATAGAATATGGAAACCAACAGTTGATAAGGCTGGTAACGGTTACGCAGTTCTAAGATTCCTCCCTGGTAAAGATGGTGAGATTCCATTTGTAAGATATTGGGATCACGGCTTCAAAGGCCCTACTGGTTTATGGTATATTGAGAACTCATTAACTTCAATAGGTCAAACCGATCCAGTTGGAGAACTTAACTCAAGGCTTTGGAATTCAGGTATCGAATCTGATAAAGATAAGGCAAGAACTCAAAAGAGAAGATTACACTATGTGACTAACGTATACGTAGTCAGTGATCCGTCAGCTCCTCAAAACGAAGGAAAGGTATTTTTATATAAGTTTGGTAAGAAAATCTTCGATAAGATTTACGATCAAATGAATCCTGAGTTTGCAGATGAAACACCAGTAGATCCATTTGACTTTTGGGAAGGTGCAAACTTTAAACTTAAGATAAGAAATGTCGAAGGTTATAGAAACTACGATAAGTCAGAGTTCGCAAGTCCTGATCAGTTCTTGGCTGGAGAAGAAGCTAAGTTAGAAGGTGTATATAATCAGTTACATGATCTCACTGAGTTTACTAATCCTAAGAACTATAAGACCTATGATGAACTTAAGACTAAGTTAACTAAAGTTCTTGGAGAGACAGCTACGGCTGGAGCTTATACTGTTAAGGAAGAGATTAAGTTAAACGATCCAGTTCCTGCGGTAGAACCAGTAACTGCAGAAGAGATGAGTTCTGAAGATGAAGATACTCTATCTTACTTTTCTAAGTTAGCAAAAGAAGATACTTAAAATCCTTGGAAGGCTAATCTATTAAAATCTGATTTTAGTTGATCGCCAACATCGTGACCAACCTGTACCGCGTTACCAAAAAGTGCCGCGGTATTTTGGTTATTTGTAATGTTTCCTGAATTACTGTTATCTACTATCACTCCACCCATAGCACCAGGGGAAGCCCCATCAGTCAATCTATTACGTGTAAAATAATCTGATAATGTAGACGCTTGTTGCACTGGCTTTGCAAAAAAAGAATTAGAGAATTTTGTCTTATACGCAGGACTATCAGATAAAATAGCATCTTGATTGCCAATTATATCCATCTCCATTCCACCGCCGCCTGTTATGTTTATTCCAGCTTTAATGCCGTCTGGAGTCATTATTCCTTTTATTTTATTTGCGTTTGTTTTACGCTTTAAATCTTCTGAGCTTTCTTTATTGTTAAGAACATAAGTAAGACCTGCTACTGCTGCTAATGGTAATAATACCGGTAAGCCACGTACCATTGTCATAGCGTGTCTTCCGCCAGACTTGACAACATTCATAATTCGTGAAAATATGTTTTTAGGATTCTTTCCCTTCTTGGCATCATCAAATAAGTCTAATTGTGGTGAACCTTTTACCCCCGGTTTTTTTAGATTCTTCATGTATTTTACAAAGTCAAATCCTTTTTTAAGACCATAAGCGGCTAGTAAACTGTTACTAACCATGTCAAAAGTAGACATTGGACCACTCCCTGGTCCTTCAGTATCTCCTGCTGCTATTTTCTCTTGTTGGCCAGCATAATCGATATCTCCTTCTGGACCAGTCAAAAATCTTGCGTCTCCTTTTTTAGGATCTGCCAATAAATCTGAAATAAGTTTTGCTCCACCAGCCACGAAGAGTAGAGCTCGTCCTGCTGGAGTTAACGCTAATAGTTTGGCCGCCTTAAATGCGAGTCCTAACATTCTCCCTGGCATGAGTAAACTAGCTACTCCACCAATCATCATCAGTCCGTTTGTGACATTATCTATGTTAATGTCGCCTTTAAGTAAGTTGTTAAGTGACTCAAGTCCTATGCCAATACCACTAGTTATCTTACTAAGTAATCCTGCAAGACCATCTTTTACACCAAGCTTAATTACTAGTTCGTTAATGTTCTTTGTTAACTTTCCAAGTTCCGTATCTATCTTATCATCAGCTAGAAGACCTCCAATAGCGGCTCCTAATAAAGCAAATCTTGGACCAAGTAAAGAACCGATAGCTCCACCTTTTATCGCTCCACCTAGTTGTTTTTTAAGTTGTTCACTACCTTGAGGACCAACTAAAAAATCTGCTATTTGGTCACCCATAAAGAAACCTAAGCCAGCTAGTCCTGCTCTAAATAATTTTGAACTTCCTAGTGCGTTAATAAAACTTGCAAGAGCTGCGGTTGGTAGTAATCTGCTGACAAATCCCATGGCGCCTTTACCTGCAGCCAATCCTCTTCTACCCGCGTTCGCGAGAGCACCACCAGTAGCAGATGCGTAACCACCAATTCTTTGTACTACCGAAGCTTTCTTTTCTTCTCTCTCGTTTTCTTTTGTTTCTCTTCTATCTCTAGCATCAGTGCTTTTTATGTGCTTAAGAAACGCGTCAATTCCAGTGTTAGTTTGTTTTTGTGTTGAAACTACTTGAGCTAACGCTAAATTTTGAGCACCTAGTGTTGCATTGATATCTGCTAAAGTTGTCATAAGTTACTTCTTTCCTCTTGTCTTTGCTTCTCTTCTAAATGGTCGTTTAATAACATTAAGTATACCTCTCTCTCCCACGGCATCATTCCTTCTAACTCTGCGAGTGAATATTTGAAATGTTGCATCATTAAAAAATTCGTTTTGAAAAAGCTCTCCAACGTTTCATGAGAGAGGTTTACTAAAAAAAATCTTGTAGTCCTTTCATTGTTAATGTATTTTCGTGACCACACTTCTTACACGTATATTTTTCTTCATGAATAAGTGTAGGTATTTTATCAACAAACTGAGTTATCTTTTCAAGTTGCGCTGTGGTTAACGAGTTTATAAAAGTTTCTATTTCTTCTCTAGGTTCGTGTTTTATTAAGATGTTCTCTTCTTTAGTTTGAACAGCGTTTAAACAAGTTGCTATTGAGTTAAATAAAACTTCAGTTCCACTAGCAGCTTCACTTTGAGTAAAACTTAAAGTGTCTTCATAAGTTGGGTATTTCATCTCTATACTTATATCTTGATTAAGTTCTATTATCTCACTTTTTAATTGTCCGTCATAGTCAACTTTAATGTCAGCTAAATTTATAGTAACTTCATTTTCTTCGTTACAACTAGTACAAGCTGACATCACTTTAGAAGTCTCACCTACAGACTTAGACCTAACCTGTGTAAACATATAGTCAACGTCAAAAGTAGCTAGTTTCTTGACGTCTACGCCTGGGACGCATGATTCTATACAAACTAGCATTGAGTTTAATATTTGTTTCTGATCTTGCGACTCAAAAGCAACTAGTAAACTTTTTTGTTCTTTTACTAAAAAAGGCCTGAACTTTACGGTCTCTTTAGTAGAAGGTACGACCATCTCATAAATTGGTCTGTCATTTGATAATCTTGGCAATGCCATTTTTCACTCCTTATATAATATCAATTCCACCTAGTGGTGTATCAATGTCCATGTTAATAAATCCTTCCTTATTTGTCGATCTTCTCCAATTAGTGTAACCTATAACTACGCTCATTTGAACTAATCCGTCTAATTCGTTATTCAATGCTATTTCACTAGTGCTTACAGGAAACGCTTCTAGTAAGTCTACAGAATACACAGTTCCTCCGCCTAATCCACCTCTAAATCTTATTGGACCAAGTTGTTTAGTAAATCCAGCCAGTGGCTGTCGTAGCTGATGAATAGTAATTGTTCTCGCGTAGTCGTTCTTATAATTACTTTCCATAGAGTTCTCGTTAATTACTATGTTTCTCCACGTGTCAAAGTATTCTTTGACACCGTAGTCATTCATCATATAAAAAGTTAAATTCACGTCATCAATTTGATAACCATAAGCCATCTTCTGGTTTTCCATACCAATTCTTCTTTCATTAGTAAGAATGTTTTTTGCTGGTAAAGAAGCCTGTGAACATAAGATATTTAATTCTCTTGGACTTGCTCCATCAGTAAATATTCCAAATAATCCACCGCCACCGAAAGATGGTAACGTAACTAAAAATCTATTTGGTCTTGCAAAACCTAACTTGGTATTCGCCAGTGCTTTTAATTCATCTACGCTATTGGCCATTTGCTATCTTCCTCGAATCTGAATATATTCTTCCAGCTGAAGATTTCTGCCAACTTGCCATCGGTAAAAAAGTGGCGATCTCCCACTCTGGAGCAGAGACTTCAGCGAATCTCGATTTAACATGTTCTAATAAGTAGTGCTTAAAACATGGTTTAAAGTATCTCATATTTCTAGAACCATTTAATAATTTATAGGTTAAATTAAATTTAGTAGACTCGTCATATTTCTTATTGTTAGTAATATTTAGTATCGCGTCAAGAAACTTAGCTCTTAACACAGGAGGTAAGTAATGTAAGTTAATTCCTCTAAATCCACCGGGAGCAGGTTCGACTGGTATAGTTAACGGAAACGTATCGTAATATGGTAACTTGTCTTTATGCTTGGGGTCATAGAAGTACATGAACATTCCGCCATAACTATGAGTCGCTCTCTTAGTTACTTCATCTTGTCTCATCAATTGTTCTCTATTGACTCTTGTAAGTCTTTGAACTCTATTACGAAACCACTCGCGCGACTCGCGCGTACGCGGATTAATACCTTTTCTAAAAGCTTCAAGTTCTAATTTTTGAAATAGGTTACTCATGATTCTATTTATAACTTTTTTCGACGCTTTTTGCGTTTAAATGGTTGTAACTTTGGCAATGACTTAAGTTTACCAGGGACTGGTTTATGCATCAACTTCATCTCTTGTAAGGTCTTTTCTGTCCATACTTGAAACTCCCATCCTCGGTCTCTTGCGTACTCGTTTGCGGCTTCCCACTTATTCATGTTCTTTATGTACGTTAAACCTTCAGCAATATATCTCTTAGTTCTCTTTGGTCCTTCAGGTGGTTTTGTTTCTTTTTCAGGTTTAATCTCTACTAATAAAGTCTTGTCTTCGAACACTATCTTCATGTCAACATAATATTTGTGATACTTTTTATCTACTTCGTAATAGTATGGGACGACAACTTCTTCCGAACTCCAAAACTTTACTTTAGGATTAGTATCACACCACATGAAAACAGCCTTCTCCCAAAGAGACCTATATACTATATTAGCGACGTCTCCTTTGTACTTGCTGTGATTTTTGATTGAATATCTGCCTGAATAAACCATGAGTTTTGTTATAAATAGAAAAGTAAATCTTTAATATATGTATAAGGAAATAAAATGTCAGACATCGGATTAGCCGGAATACCTACATCAGCTCTTAAAAGAGATCCAACTACTGGAGAAGTCAGTCCAGCTCACGTTGACGGTTCTCAGTCAATAGAGTTTGGAAGACAGTTCGTAAAGAACAAATCTACTAGCAACGCTACTCAGACTTTAAAAGAAAGACTAGCTGACTCGCAAACTATACGAGCTGAAGGCGAAAAACTTGCTTATCCTATGGAGACTGGAAATCCAGCGTATCAAGCTCGAGTATCTTTTAGAATGTTTTCACTTCAACCTAAAGATCCAGCAGCCGCTAAAAAATCTCACTTAGCAGAAACACCTGTAGATAACACTAAGAAAACTGCTAATATAAATGCTGGATTAGACGAAACTTGGCAAACCCCAGTAGGCCCAACTACTGTTGGTTCTGGTACTAATCAGTTATCTGTCATAGACGATACTGTAGGAACAGGCAATATTGACCCTAAGTTTACGGCTCAATCTGGAAGACTATTTAAAAAGTTAACCCAACCCGTGATAGATAAAAGTAAAGCTTTTATTGATAATGAATTAGTTAAGAAAATAGGTAAGCAGTCAGTTGCTCTAGCTGCTGGTGGATTTACGTTTAAACCTGTTAAAAATTTACCGATAGTAGATATGTACTTTCCTCTTAGTTTTACTTATGTAGACACTGCGCAGTACGAAAACGCGAGCCTAGGAATCACGGGCACGGTCGGCGCTGCGGCTGTTGAAGCTGGAGCAGGTATATTGGGTAGTGCACTTGCATCTTTTAAAGAAGGTGCTGCTTCTACATTCGACGCGTTTATAGGAAACAAACAACTTTCAGAAGGAGTCGCGAGAGTTGCTGCAGCTCGAGCCATAGACGTAAGTGGAGCTCTATTTAATCAGGGATTTAGAAACGCTTTGACTTTGCAAAATAGAACAGTGGTGAATCCAAACATAAGAGCGTTGTTTAGAGGAGTTGCTTTAAGAGAATTTACTTTTCAATTTAAGATGATCGCAGAATCGGCTCAAGAAGCTGCCATGGTTGAAAGAATAATAAAGCACTTTAGAACTGAAATGTATCCTGACGTTTATAACTTACCTATCGGCAGTACTGGAGTATCTGCAGATCTAGGATTTAAGTTTCCAAATGTTTTTCAAATTAGTTTTAATTATAAAAATGCATTAAATAAAAAACTACCACAACTGCAACTTTGCTATTTACGAAACGTTAGTCACACGGTTAATCCTACAGGCGGTGGTTTTAGAAGAGATGGACAGCCAAATGAAATAGACTTAACACTAAGTTTTGTTGAATATAAGACTCTTAATAGAAAAGATGTAGAAGAGAGAGGTTTCTAATGTTATACTTTCAAGACTTTGGTAACTTATTATACAGGTTTGGAAATGAAGAAGACACTGTAGTATTTCAAGATATATCAAAATACGCAGATGTTATAGATCAAGTAAAAGATGACATTTCATTTTTAAACTATCATACAATTCAAGAAGGGTTTAGACCAGATCAACTTTCAATTCAATTATATAACACCCCATTATATTATTGGACATTTTATCTTCTCAACGATGACATAAGATTACAAGGTTGGCCGCTTCCAAATGGAGAGCTCATGGAAGAAATACAAAGACGTTATCCAAATACGGTAGTGACTACAAGAGACGAGATCGCAACTAAATTTAAAGTTGGTCAAACAATGACTGGAAGCACTTCTGGAGAATCTGGAGTAATACTAAGAAGAAATTTAAACTTAGGACAGATAGTCATAGAAGGCACTAAGAATTTTTTAAGTACTGGAGAGCCATTTCAATCCACAAACGCAAGTGGTGCAATTGAGACCATGACTTCAGTTTCAAGTTCTAAAGAGTATTTAGCAGCGAGACACTACATAGATTCAAGTGGATCTATAGTGGATGTAGATCCATTTAGTGCTCCCGGAGCTTTACTTACAGAAAGAACAAATGAAGAAACTGAGGTTAATGTGAATAGAAGTTTAAGAACAATTAAGGTAATAAAGCCGTCACTCATGCCAACATTAATATCTAGTTATAAAAAATCCATAAGAGATTAACATGGAATTGCAAATTGCAGATAATCAAACTGAAGTTATAATTAAATCTGCTGTTTTATCAAGCGATAGATTAGGAACGGCTGGTGAAATTGATATTGCTAAAATTATAACTGACATCACTTTTTTTGAACATATATTAAAACCTTATGTTACTGCTGACATTCAGTTCTTAGATCAAGTTAATATTCTTCAAGACATAGACTTCCAAGGAGGAGAAAAGCTTTCTATCACCATGGTTCATAGTGAGAATAGAAATGATGGATATGAGGTAAAAAAAGACTTCTTAATAGATTACATTAAGAAAATAATAAAAACAGATGAAAGAAACGAAGTTGTTATGGCCCACTGCACAGAATATTCAGTGTACGAGTCATCGGCACAAAACATAAGTAGGTCTTACACTGGAGCACCAACAGATATAATTTCTAAGATAACTAGAGAGTATTTAAATATAGAAACTTTTAAATCAAGTGATGATAATATTAATGACATGAAAGTTGTAATTCCAAATTTACATCCAATAGAAGCTTGCATGTGGTTAAAAAATAGAGCCAATAGTTCAATAGGATTGCCATATTATTTTTATTCTTCTTTAGCACTAGATAACTTGATACTAAAAGATTTAGGAACTATGTTAACACAAACTCCGATTAATTTAGATCGGCCATATATTTACGCTCCTAGTATTCAGATGACTCCTGAAGCAATACAAAGATTTTATGCCATACAAACTTTTGCTTATGAAAAAAGCGACAACTTACTAGAGCTTATAAGAAATGGTGTAGTAGGAGCTGAATACCAATTTTTAGATACTTTAACAGCGACAACAAAGAAAGTAGAGTTTAAAGTAGATGACGACGCTTTTATTCCGCTAGCTAAAGACAATAAGTTAGGTGGTTCTAACACGCGATACGGTTATGCTCCAGACTATCAAGTAAAAGGAAAAAAATTATCAGAGTATAATTCAAAAGTTGTATCGCAAGTAGC